TTGGAAAGCTGTTTCCAAGACCCTGACGCGTCCGCCGTCCTCTCCGAGCATTTCACCCGCGAGGAGTGGGGCCGCATCGTCCACGACTGGTCGATCAACGCCCGCGACGACCAGCTCGCCCCCGTCCTCGCCAAAGGCGGCGGCCGCTGGCACACGTGGCTCCTGCTCGGCGGTCGCGGCTCGGGCAAGACCCGCGCCGGCGCCGAGTGGGTGCGCGCCCAGGTCGAGGGCGAGCCGCCGCTGGCCGACCGCCGCTCGCACCGCATCGCCCTCGTCGGCGACACCATCGCCCAGGTCCGCAGCGTCATGATCGAAGGCATCTCCGGCCTGTTCGCGATCTATCCGCCGCGGGAGCGGCCCAAATTGGAAGCATCGAGGAACCAGCTGGTGTGGGCCAACGGCACGATCGCCCAGCTGTTCGCCGCCGACGACCCCGACAGCCTGCGCGGCCCGCAATTCGACGCCGCCTGGTGCGACGAGCTCTGCAAGTGGCGCCAGCCCGACTACGCCTGGGACACCCTGCAGTTCGCCCTGCGCCTGGGACGCTGGCCGCAGTGCGCGATCACCACCACGCCCCGCGCCATCCCGCTCCTGAAGAAGATCATGGACGACCCCGCCACCTCCACCACCCGCTCGCGCACCGCCGACAACACGGCCTTCCTCGCCCCCTCGTTCCTGGCCGAGATGCAGCGCCGCTACGGCGGCACCCCGCTCGGCCTGCAGGAGCTGGACGGCGAGATCGTCGAGGAGCGCCTCACGGGCCTGTGGAAGCGCGCCTGGCTCGACCAGGGCCGCCTCGCCGCCCGCCCGGATCTGGTGCGCATCGTCGTCGCCGTCGACCCGCCGGTCACATCGACGGCGGGCTCCGACAGCTGCGGCATCGTCGTTGCCGGCCTCGGCGTCGACCGCCGCGGCTATGTGATCGGCGACCGCACCATCCAGGGCCGCGATCCCGCCACCTGGGCCAAGGCCGCGGTCGCCGCCTACCACGACTATCAGGCCGACGCCATCGTGGTGGAGACCAACCAGGGCGGCGACCTCCTGGTCCAGACCTTCAAGGGCATCGACGCCCGCGTCCCCGTCAGGAAGGTCTACGCCAGCCGCGGCAAGTACGTCCGCGCCGAGCCCGTCTCGACGCTCTACAGCGAGGGCCGCGTCGCCCATGTCGGCGAGTTCCGCGAGCTGGAGCGCCAGATGTGCGACTTCGCCGCCGACGGCCTCTCCCAGGGCAGGAGTCCCGACCGCCTCGACGCCCTGGTCTGGGCCATCACCGACCTGATGCTGGTGGAGCCGCGCCGCCCCGGCATCCGCACCCTGTAGCTGTCTTCCCGGAAATTCGCGAAGCGAATTATCCGGGACCCAGAGCGTAGGGTGCAATAAGGCGTTAGCCGCATTGCACCGATGCGGCCTCCGATCGGTGCAATACGGCCTATCGGCCTATTGCACCCTGCGTCCTCGCCTCTTTCGAAAGCCGCACCTCATGATGCACTGGCTTGCCCGCTTCATGCCGCAACGTTGGTCACCGGTGTCCACCGGATTCCCCTCCCCCTTGTGGCGAGGGGCTAGGGGTGGGGGGAACCCCGCCGCCAACCGTCAGTCTCCAGCCCTCGCCGCGACCAAGTCCGCCCTCGCCGGTCCGTGCTTCGCCTTCGACCGCCTCGGCACGCCGGCCTGGGCACCGCGCGACTACGCCGCCTTCGCCCGCGAGGGCTTCATGCAGAACGCCGTCCTCTACCGCTGCGTGCGCATGATCGCCGAGGCCGCCGCCAGCGTCCCCCTGCTCCTCTATCGGGGCACGGACGAGATCGCCGGCCACCCGCTGCTCCGCCTCCTCGCCCGTCCCAGCCCCGGGTCCAGCACGCCCGACCTCATGGAGGCCTGCTACGGCTTCCTCCTCGTCTCCGGCAACGCCTACCTGGAGGCCGTCGCCGTCGCCGGCACCGTCCGCGAGCTGCACCCGCTCCGCCCCGACCGCGTGAAGGTCGTCCCAGGCCCCGACGGCTGGCCCGAGGCCTACGAGTACACCGTGGGCGGCAAGACCGCCCGCATCGCCGGCGAGGCGGCCCCCGGCGTGCCCCGCATCCTGCACATCAAGCTGTTCCACCCCCTCTCCGACCACTACGGCCTCTCCCCCATCGAGGCCGCCGCCGGCGCGATCGACATCCACAACACCGCCTCGCGCTGGAACAAGGCTCTGCTCGACAACTCGGCGCGTCCCTCCGGCGCGCTCGTCTACACCGCCCGCGACGGCAGCCTCACCATGGAGCAGTACGACCGCCTCAAGGCCGAGCTGGAGCAGGGCTTCCAGGGGGCGGCCCGCGCCGGCCGCCCGCTCCTGCTCGAAGGCGGCCTCGACTGGAAGTCCATGTCGCTGACGCCGAAGGACATGGACTTCATCGAGGCCAAGCACGTCGCCGCCCGTGAGATCGCCCTCGCCCTGGGCGTGCCCCCCATGCTCCTGGGCATCCCCGGCGACAACACCTACTCCAACTACCAGGAGGCCACCCGCTCCTTCTGGCGCTCCACCGTCCTCCCACTCGTCAACCGCACCGCCAAGTCATTGTCGATGTGGCTGGGCGGCGGTGTCAGACCCTCTGCCCCGGCGCAGGCCGGGGCTGACACCTTAGCTCCGCCCTTGGAGCTGCGCCCCGACCTCGACGCCATCGAAGCCCTGAGCATGGAGCGCGAGGCCCTGTGGTCGCGCATCAACGCCGCCTCCTTCCTGACGCCAGACGAGAAGCGCGCCGCCGTCGGCTATGGGCCGCAAACTTCGCAGCCGTAGCCGTAGGGTGCAATAAGGCGTTAGCCGCATTGCACCGATGCAACGCCAACTGAAAGAGCGAATAGCGAATAGCGAATAGCAGCAAGCGTCCTCCGTACCCCCCCTCTTCGCTACTCGCAACTCGCAACTCGCTATTCGCTATTCGCTATTCGTTCCTTCCAATCACCATCACCGGTCCCCATGTCCCACCGCGAAATCAAATTCACACCCCTCGACCTGAAGCGCGTCGACCCCGACGGCACCTTCGCCGGCTACGCCAGCCTCTTCGACCGCGAGGACCTGGGCCGCGACATAGTCCTCCCCGGCGCCTTCCGCGACAGCCTGCGCCAGCGCGGCGCCGCCGGCATCCGCATGCTCTACCAGCACAAGCCGGACGAGCCGATCGGCATCTGGGAGCACCTGAAGGAGGACGTTCGCGGCCTTTACGCCCGCGGCCGCCTGATGCTCGCCGTCGCCCGCGCCCGCGAGGTTCTGGCGCTCATGCGCGCCGGTGCGCTGGACGGTCTCTCCATCGGCTTCCGCACCCTCACGGGCAATCGCGACGCGAAGACCGGCATCCGCCGCCTCGCCCGCATCGACCTGTGGGAGATCTCCATCGTCACCTTTCCCATGCTTCCCGAAGCCCGCGTCGCCCAGGTCAAGTCGGACCACCATCGCCTTCTCTCCGCGATCGGCGACGCGACCCGTCGGATGCAACGAGCGTCTGCGGAACGTAGGGTGCAATGAGGCGATAGCCGCATTGCACCGATGCGACGCCGATCTGAAAGAGCGAATGGCGAATGGCGAATAGCGAATAGAGCCAAGAGTCTTCATACCCCCTATTCGCTACTCGCTACTCGCTATTCGCCATTCGCTCCTACCACTCACCACCTCACCCGAACGAAGGACCCCACATGCAGAGCACCCCCGACCTCGAATCCGCCTTCGGCGACTTCATGCGCGCCTTCGAGGCCTTCAAGGACTCCAACGACCAGCGCCTCTCCCAGCTCGAGCGCCGCTCCTCGGCCGACGTCGTCACCACCGACAAGCTCGACCGACTCGACCGCACCCTCGACGAGACCAAGCGCATCGTCGACGACCTCGCCTTGAAGTCCGCCCGCCCGCACCTCGGCGTCCCCGGCACCCACGCGCCGCGCTCCGGTGCGCAACTGCAGCACAAGGCCGCCTTCGAGTCCTACGTACGCACCGGCGACGCCGCCGGCCTGCGCGAGCTGGAGGCCAAGGCGCTGTCCATCGGCTCCGACCCCGACGGCGGCTACCTCGTCACCGAGGAGCTGGAGAGCACCGTCAATCGCGGCGTGCGCAACGTCTCGCCCATCCGCGCCATCGCTGCCATCCGCCGCGTCTCGGGCTCGGTCTACAAGAAGCCGTTCGCCATCACCGATGCCGCTACCGGCTGGGTCGCCGAGACCGCCGCCCGCCCCGAGACCGGCACGCCCACCCTGGCCGAGCTCGCCTTCCCCACCATGGAGCTCTACGCCATGCCGGCGGCCACCTCGGCGCTGCTCGACGACAGCGCCGTCGACATCGACCAGTGGATCGCCGACGAGGTGCAGGCAAGCTTCGCCCAGCAGGAGGGCACCGCCTTCGTCACCGGCAACGGCACCGCCAGGCCCAAGGGCTTCCTCGACTACACCAAGGTCGCCAACGCCTCCTGGAGCTGGGGCAACATCGGCTACGTCACCACCGGCCAGGCCGGCGCCTTCCCCGCCACCAACGGCGGCGACCGCCTCATCGACCTGGTCTACGCCGTGAAGTCGGGCTACCGCGGCAACGGCACCTTCGTCTTCAACCGCGCCACCCAGGCGGTGATCCGCAAGATGAAGGACGGCGACGGCAACTACCTCTGGCAGCCCGCGGCCAAGGCCGGCGACGCCTCCACCCTCATGGGCTTCCCGGTCGCCGAATCGGAGGACATGCCCAACATCGCCGCCGACAGCTATGCGGTGGCTTTCGGCGACTTCCGCCGCGGCTACCTCATCGTGGATCGCGCCGGCATCCGCATCCTGCGCGACCCCTACTCCTCCAAGCCCTACGTCCTCTTCTACACGACCAAGCGCGTCGGCGGCGGCGTGCAGGACTTCGACGCCATCAAGCTCCTCCGCTTCGCCGTGTGAGGTGTCAGACCCTCCGGGTCTGACACCAGTGAGATGGTGAGGTCGTGAGATGGTGAGTTTCGGGCAGCATGCGTGACGGCGTTTGGTGTCTGTCGTCGGAATGGAAGCCAGACGTCGCAACAAGTGCAAAGCCACACTCACCATCTCGCCACTCACCATCTCACCCGTCTCGCCGAGGCCTGCGTGCCCCTCCGCAGCCTCGCGCGACGCGGGCGGGACTCCATTGCGTGCCGTGCCTCCTCCCCACGGCTGAGTCCCGCCCGCCCCCATGGTGTCAGACCCTCCGGGTCTGACACCGAGGCAATTGGCAATAGGCAATAGCGGTTCAGCGAGAACAACGCCTACTGCCTATTGCCTATTCCCTATATTGCCTGTTCCGAAGGAACCGCCATGCCCCTCATCCTCACCTCCGGCCCCGCGGCCGAGCCCGTCGCGCTCGCCGAGGCCAAGGCCCACCTGCGCGTCGACGCAGCCGCCGAGGACATGCTGATCGCGAGCCTCATCGTCACCTCGCGCCTGCACGTGGAGGCCGCCGCTTCCCTCGCTCTGATCACCCAGAGCTGGTCCTACCTCCTCGACAGGTGGCCGCGCAGCCCGTCGCTCCGTCTGCCCCTGCGCCCGGTCCAGAGCATCGACGCCGTCCGCCTCTACGACGAGAACGACAGCCCCACCCCGCTCGACCCCGCCACGTACCGCCTCGACGGCGCCGGCCTGCCCCCGCGCCTCGTACGCCGGGGCGCCCTCCTTTGGCCCAGGCCAGGCCGCACCGCCAACGGCATCGAGATCGCCTTCACCGCCGGCTGGGGCAACGCCGCCGCCGATGTCCCGGCACCCTTGCGCCAGGCGATCCTGCTCCTCGTCGCCCACTGGTACGAGCACCGCTCGCCCTTGGAGCCCGGCGCCCCCGCCGCGCCCCTCCCGCCCATGGTCTCCGAGCTCATCACCCCCTACCGCGCCCCGCGCCTGTAGGGGTGAGTACGTAGTACGTAGGGTGCAATAAGGCGATAGCCGCATTGCACCGATGCACCCGCCGATCGGTGCAATACGGCCTATCGGCCCATTGCACCCTACGCTCGATCGCCGACCGCCGTCACTCAGCGAAAGTACCCCCATGAACATCGGCACCCTCGACGAGCGCCTCCTCCTGGAGGAGCCCGTCCGCACGCCCGACGGCGGCGGCGGAGCGGCCGTCACCTGGCAGCCCCTCACCGAGCTGTGGGGGCACGTCCGCCCGATCTCCGGCGAGGAGCGCCTCGTCCACGACCAGCTCGCCGGCCGCCTCACCCACGAGGTGTGGATCCGCTGGCGCGCCGGCGTCACGGCAGCGATGCGCTTCCGCCAGGACACCCGCATCTACGAGATCGTTGCCGTGCTGGAGGCCCGGCGCCGCATCTATCTCAAATGTCTGTGCGAGGAGCGATCCCCATGAAGGTCAACGTCACGGTTGCCGTCCCCGGCGATGCCGCACGCCGGCTCGGTGATCGCGCCCGCATTCTCTCGGCCGGCAGTGCCCGACGCCTCGAGCGCGAGCTGGAGGAGGAGCTGCAGTCGGTCGCCCGCTCCGAGCGTACCGCCGACCCCGAGACCCGCCGCGACGCCCTGGAGCGCGCCGTGCGCCGCATCTGGGGCGCCACCCTGTGACGCCAACCTCCACTCACACGCCACCGCCATGCCCGCCTGGTCCCTCCAGCAGTCCATCTTCGCCGCCCTCGCGGCCGATGCAGCCCTCACCGCCGTCCTCGGCGCCGGCCGCATCTTCGACGATGTCCCCCAGGGCACGGCCCTGCCCTACGTCACCCTGGGTCAGGCAACGCTGCGCGACGCCTCGACAGCCACCGAGGACGGCACCGAGCACGTCGTCACCGTCCATGTCTGGTCCGACGCCCGCGGCAAGAAGGAGACGCACGCCATCCTGGCCGCCATCCGCGCCGCCCTCCACGATGCGCCTCCGGCGCTCGCCGGCCACCGCCTCGTCAACCTGCGCCACGAGCTCTCCGAGGTCCGGCGCGAACCCGACGGCGCCACCATCCACGGCCTCGCCCGCTTCCGCGCCTTCACCGAGCCAATCTAGCGAATAGCGAATAGGGAGTAGCGAATAGGGGCTGAGCTCCGTGAAGAGCCGAGTCTACTCCCTACTCCCTATTCGCTATTCGCTCTCGCGCCCCCTTCCAGCCAAGGAGTCCCCCTGACAATGCCAGCCCAGAAAGGCAAAGATCTCCTCCTCAAGGTCGACAGCGACGGCGCCGGCACCTTCGCCACGGTGGCCGGCCTGCGCTCGCGCTCCATCGCCTTCAACAGCGAGACGGTGGACATCACGCACGCCGAGTCGGCGGGGCAGTGGCGCGAGCTGCTCGCCGGCGCCGGCGCGAAGCATGCGAGGGTCACCGGCGCCGGCATCTTCAAGGACGCGGCCTCCGACGCCCTGGTGCGCGACTACGTCTTCAACGGCACCATCCGCGACTGGCAGGTCGTCATCCCCGACTTCGGCACGGTGGAGGGCCCCTTCCAGATCGCCGCCTTCGAGCTCACCGGCCGCCACGACGGCGAGGTCACCTTCGAGCTCTCCCTGGACTCCGCCGGCGAGCTCACCTTCGCCCCCGCCTGAGGCACCGCCCCCCTTGCGGGGAGGGTTAGGGGGTGGGTCCGCGGGAGAGGGCCCACCCATCAAAGCTTCCTGTATCAAGCCTGCACCGAGCTTCACCCGGGGCCTTCGCCTGAACCCGGCCCCGCAGGGATATTGTATCCTGCAAAGGAGGAATCGTGTGCCGGATTATGCGAGCTGTGCGGAGTTGCAAGCAAATCCGTGATCGTGAAATCGACGCTGCCCAGGCTGAACAATTCAGCCAGTTCAGTCCGTAGCCGACGATAGTGGTGTGCGGACAGAGGAGCGCCGCTCCGCTGCAGCTCCCGGAATGTGCAAGCCACCGCCAACGCGTACGGCTCTATGTTCTCGCCGAGGCCCAAATCGGAGATCGCACGCTTCGCTTGGAGAAACGTGCAGAACGCTCCAACCCCGAACGCCGTCACGAGCCGTCGCGGCAGAGTGGTGACGACAGACCGCAGTCGTCTGCGAGCGAGGTGCTTCTTGAGCAGCGTGATCATCGAGGCAAATTTGAGCCGACTTCGGAGTGCAATGCAATGCCCAACCCGCACCGCGGCGAGATCGAGGCCCGCCTCGACGGCCGCCCCTACACGCTCTGCCTCACCTTGGGCGCGCTCGCCGAGCTGGAGCACGCCTTCGGCCACGAGGACATGCTGGCCCTCGCCCAGCGCTTCGAGGCGGGCCGCCTCTCCGCCCGCGACGCGGTGCGCATCATCGGCGCCGGCCTGCGCGGCGCCGGCCACGACCTCGCCGACGCCGCGGTCGCCCGCATGCAGTCCGAGGGCGGCGCCGCCGGTTTCGTCGACATCGTCGCCCGCCTCCTCACCGCGACATTTGCACCCGTCATCCCGGAAGCTGAGCGCAGCGAAGCTATCCGGGACCTCCCGAGGAAGGAGGCTGCCGGGAAGCAGGTCCCTTTCCCTGGGACGACGTGATGGCCACGGGCCTCGGCCTCCTCCGCCTGCGCCCCGCCGACCTCTGGTCCATGACGCCGAAGGAGCTGGAGGCCGCCCTGCGCGGTCTCATCGGCCCTCTCCTGGCGGACAATCCGTTGCCCCGCTCTGCGCTGGCCGATCTGATCTCGCGCTATCCAGACAAGAGCGAATAGTGGGTAGCGAATAGCGAATAGAACGCGTCCTACCCTATTCGCTATTCGCTTCCTCTCACCACTCCTCACCACTCCATTCACATGCCCGACGACCTCACCCCCACCCTCACCGTCACCATCGACGCCGACACCGCGCCGTTGCAGGCGCAGCTCGGCGATCTCACCCGGCTCGGCAACCGCTTTGGCAGCGCCCTGTCCCGGTCCTTCGTGGACCTCGCCCTCAAGGGCAAGAGCCTCGGCGACGTGCTGCGCTCGCTTGCGCTCAGGCTCTCCGAGATCGCGTTGAAAGCCGCCTTCAAGCCGCTCACCGATGCCCTCGGCAGCGGCCTTGCCGGCCTGTTCGCCGGCGGCCCCGGCTTCGCCCGCGGCGGCGTGCTCCGCCAGGGCCTGCCGGTGCCCTTCGCCCAGGGCGGCGTCATCGCCAGCCCCATCGCCTTCCCGCTCGCCGGCAATCGCCTGGGCCTCGCCGGCGAGCGCGGCCCCGAGGCGATCCTGCCCCTCGCCCGCGGCCCCGACGGCCGCCTCGGCGTGCGCGCTGAGGCCGGCGGGGCGCTCAACGTCACCTTCAACATCTCCACGCCGGACATCGAGAGCTTCCGCCGCTCGGAGACCCAGCTCGCCGCCCTCCTCGCCCGCGCCGTCGCCGCCGGCCACCGCAACCTGTGAAAGAGGAGGCAATAGGCAGTGGGCAGTAGGCAATAGGGATGTCCTCCCCGCGATCTCCAGCGCCTACTGCCTGTTGCCCATTGCCTATTGCCCATTGCCATGTCCTTCCACGAGACCCGCTTCCCCACCGCCATCTCGCGCGCCGCCCACGGCGGCCCGGAGCGCCGCACCGACGTGGTGGTGCTCGGCTCCGGCGCGGAGGAGCGCAACGCCCGCTGGGCGGACTCGCGCCGCAGCTGGAACGCGGGCTGGGGCGTGAAATCCCTCGATGATCTCCACGCCGTCATCGCCTTCTTCGAGGAGCGCCGCGGGCGCCTCATCGGCTTCCGCTGGCGCGACCCGACCGACTTCAAGTCCTGTCCGCCCGAAGCCACGCCCACCGCCCTCGACCAGCCGATCGGCATCGGCGACGGCACCACCGCCGCCTTCCAGCTCGCCAAGACCTACGGCTCCGCCTTCAACCCCTGGACCCGCGCCATCACCAAGCCTGTCGCCGGCACCGTCCTCGTCGCCGTCGCCGGCATCGTGCAGACGCCCGTGACCGCCTACGGCGTCGATCACACCACCGGCCTCGTCACCTTCGAGCCCGGCCACGTCCCCGGGCTCGCCCAGGCCGTCACCGCTGGCTTCGAGTTCGACGTCCCCGTCCGCTTCGACACCGACCGCCTGGAGATCAACCTGCAAGGCTTCCGTCACGGCGCCATCCCGTCGATCCCCATCGTCGAAATCCGGGTGTAGCCCGCCGCTAGTCCTCGTCCTCCACCCAAAGACAACCGGCTTTGGAGGCTCCAATGACGAGGACGCCCATGTCGAACGTGGCTTCGGTCGCGGGTGTCCAGGAGATGGC